CTGCGTTAGAAATAGTATCGCTCGCGCTAGATAGATCTATTGTCGCAAGAGAATTATCGACTGAAGCCTTATGGGCTAAGCGTCGATGACGTTCTTCACCGTTGTTTAGGTTTAGACCGATTCTCTTGAGGGACTCGCGTATATGACTACCGTAACAGGTCTGTAGGAGCTTATTAAGCCCCGGCTCGATGTTGATCGGCCGATCTGTCTTAGCAGTCTTTGGTACAAAAGCTAGGCGGCTGCCTTGGACAAGAGTGATACAATCTCTAATACGAGAAGGATCACCCGGGTCTATCCCATGTAGGGACAACCATCCAGGTGTAGTCTGCAACAGCTTAACTGCTGCATCCATTGCCGCCGGCGTACAATCAAGTACATCATTTAATTTTATAAATGAACCACTTTTGCCGCGTACAGAGTACGTGGCGCCCGGCCCGAAGCGGACTGGCATATCGTCAAAGCTAGGTACATCGCCCAAACAATTAGCAATAAACTGTTGGGCATAGAATAAACAGGCAGCGGTATTACCCGTTGTTAGTTCATTCTTATATGCACTATTAGTTTTGCGACATAGCCGTTCACAATCAAGAAAAGTCTTGATCGCTTCCTTTCGGGTATCGATAGTTGTACGCCAGTTTGGGTACTTCCTAATCATATTGTAGATCAACGCATCTCTATGATACGACCTATACTCTAAGTATAGGGCCGGATTAACAGAGAGTGTTAATAAAGAGTCATAATCCTCGTATTTGAGGCAAATGAGTACCGCTAGTGCATATGATGAATTAACATCATAGCACATGTCGGTTATCAAAGCCTCAACCTGAGACTTATAACTCTCAGAACAAAGCCACTTCGAGAGAAGCACTTTGACGACGTGATTATCACGCCGCTGTAAGCTAGAATTATTCATAGCCTAACTCCTACAATGTTAATGATTAATAAGGGAAGAATCCTTTAGTCACAGCATCTTGAAGCTGTGGTTCAAGGAGGGTCCCAGACGCTGTATGACAGAAGTCAATGGCAGCGCTAACGTCCATATCGATCGGAACAGTACATACAATATTTGCGCGAGCAAATTTGACTACGGTATTCCCGTCGTCCGTAACAACCTCATATGGCCTAGTGTGACTTAATGTCACCTTGCGTGGGTAATCATCAGTACCGGGTCGCATCTGAATAGTTGATGTGACCGAGGTATTGGGTGACCCCCCATTATCTTCACTATAAGTGATGATGCCGTTGGTGTCGTTACGTGGATGTTGTTCCACGGAAGTGGTACCATCTGCTTTTAAAAGCAGAAACATGCTTTTTTGCATAAGGAGAATCCTTAAAAGAAACGTTAATAAAATGCCTGGCGCATAAGTGCCATGGCGTCCAGATAGCGTTCACCATTCATTCTCTCGAATAAAGAGAATTTTGGAAACGGAACAGAGGGCGTACCCGAGAGGGTGCGAGTAAAGGAAACATTGTTTACGAAACCACGGGTGTGGTTGTAGTAATAATATTTCCAATTTCCTCCGTCCTGATTGTACCTATCGAACTCATAGAGTTCTTTAGTAAGTACTGAAACGCTACCGTCGATTTGTTTGAGCCCATTAAGGGCCGAGAAAGACGCCAGGAAGTCGCCGACCGGTAAGAACCAGTCGAAAACAAAACTGTACGGTACTTTCTCCCATAGGATAAGTGCAGGGTTATCAAGACCAAGCGCGCTAGTATTGTAGATGACAGGGTCATCTATTACATAGTCGCACGAGATCTTATGAACCTTGTAATTATCTATGTCAAACGTTTTGGTTACCCATCCACTGTAGACCCTTGATTGGCCACTGCAGACGGATGAACCTTCCAACGACAAATGCTTCAGCGTTCTATCATTCAATAGATAAGCTGCAGCCTGGGCTCCATTATAGACGTCATACACCAAAGGACTCCAGCCGTAACGCATTTCCAGCCAAGCTTGGCCGGCAAAGCGCTTGACACCGTCCTCATCGCCCTTGCGGACGTGAGTACGGCGGCGACTAAGGTCCTTTATGTGTTGAGAGGCAACGATGCCCCTCTTTCCCGCCTGTTGCCTATTATAGTGCAACATATCAACTGGAACCCGAGTATTATCGCTAATACCAAGGGTGTGGAAAGCATCTTTGATGCGACCACGTCTTAAGTGGAACATACTTCTCGCCATACGACGAGCAGCAGATGCCACAAGACCAACAGTATCTTTTGACTCAGCTAATGCAACGCCTAGATTAAAATTCCTACCGGCCCTATCGAGGGCTCGGCTATAGAATTGTCTAGCCGCGTTACTAGCCAAATCAGCAGAACTAAGATCCCAATCGACTTTCATCGACGGTGTCTTAGCTGTTAGATCTCGCCATGCCCCATATGATCGATATTGACCGGTAGCCGCCATAGACTGGCGGTGGTTATAGGTATACGGCATATGTAGAAATGGTTTAGTAATACCATTCACATTGAGCCGAAATTCGTCGTCCACCCATCGTTCTCTACTAGTAGTCTTTGACGCATTCAGCGTCAGCGACTGGCCAGTATAGGGCGATGGGGGAGTGACGTAATATGAAGTCTCAGTTTGGGACTCCGAACCTTTAAACCTTCTAGCCATAGTTCATCACCGTTAAAGTGAGGACCATGGTACCGATCACGATATATATGAGCATACTTAAGCCTTGTTGTCATTGGACACATCCCTTATGGGAGGCAGCGCTCACGCGCACCCTGATATCAGGGAGAACCCGCA